GCACACGAAACACACTGTCAATCAAAACCCTGTTTTCCTAGGCGGGGTGACGTGTGAAGCGTGAACGTTTGGCAACAAAGGCGCGGCGCGGCACGGTCCGCCCGGACCGTGCTCGCAAGCAGCTTGGGCTCCCGCCACGCGACAAAGACGCGGATGCGGCGCCGCCCGCGCCGCCCGCCAAGCCTGCTCCTGCGGGGCATGTTCCCGTGCCGCCGGCGAAGGCCAACAACGATGTCAAGGCGTTTTATCGGACCTATGCCGCAGTATTGGTTGGGCAGGGCAGGCTGGAGGACGTGGACTACGCGTCGTTCGAGCTTCTGGCCGATGTCTACGCCACTGCCTGTGCGGCGCGCCGGGCAATCGAAAAGGATGGCCATTTCCGGCTTGATGAGAACAAGGTCTTGCGCCGACATCCGGCAATCCAGGTCCAGCGGGACGCGATCCAGACGTTTGCGCGCCTGGCTGCCCGCTTCGGCCTGACACCGGCCGATCGCGAGGGCATGGCCAAACCGCGTACCCCTGGCGACGTAGACCCGCTCGAGGTGTTTTTGCGGGGGAGGCTGACACAGGCATGACCGCTGTGTGGGATCGCTACGTCGAGGATGTGCTCAGCGGCCGCCAGGTGGCCTGCCGCTGGGTAAAGGCCGCATGTCAGCGGCACCTGGACGACCTGGCCAACGGCGCCGCGCGTGGCCTTTGGTTCGATCCGCAGGCCGCCCAACACGTGATCGACTGGTTTGGATTCCTCCGACACTCGAAAGGCGAGTGGGTCAATCGCGTCATCACCTTGGAGCCATGGCAGCAATTTGGCGTGGCGATGGTCTTCGGGTGGAAACGCCAGGACGGGCTGCGTAGGTTTCGGACGTCATACGACGAGGAAGGCCGCAAGAACGGCAAGACGACCAAGGGTGCCGGCGTCGCGTTGTACATGCTGGTCGCCGATAGTGAGGGCGGCGCAGAGATCTATACCGCGGCGACAAAGAAGGACCAGGCGCGCATCTCGCACAGCGAAGCCACGCGGATGGTGAAGAAAAGCCCGAGCCTGCGCAGCCGGGTGCGTATCTATCGCGACAGTCTGAACGTCGATAGCACGGCCAGCACGATGGTGCCACTGGGCGCAGACTCGAAAACCTTGGACGGGCTAAACGTCCACTGCGCGTTGGTCGATGAGATCCACGCGCACCCAACGCGGGACCTTTACGACGTGCTTGAGACGGGGATGAGCTCCCGGCGCCAGCCGTTGATGTATGGCATCACCACGGCAGGCTACGACCGCCAGAGCTTGTGTTATCAACTGCACGACTACACCGAGAAGGTGCTCAACCGGGTCATTCAGGACGATTCGTTTTTTGGCATCATCTACACGATCGATCGCGATCGCGATGAAGGCGATGATTGGGAGGACGAATCGGTCTGGCCCAAGGCGAATCCGAACCTGGGGATCAGCAAGAAATGGGATGCGATGCGCAGCCTCGCCCATCGGGCGAGTGGGATGCCGTCAGTTCTGAATGCCTTCCTCCGGCTGGACCTGAACGTCTGGACCCAGGCGTCCACCAAATGGATCCCGCGCAAGCATTGGGATGCGTGCGCGGCTGCTGTTGATGCCGATGGCCTGCGTGGCCGACGCTGCTACGCCGCGCTTGACCTGTCCTCGAACACCGACACCACCTCGTCCGTGCTGCTGTTCCCGCCGGAATCCCCCAAGGAACCGTTTTACGTGTTGCCGCGCTTCTGGATCCCTGAGGAGAACATGCGCGAGAGGGCCAAGCGGGACAAGGTCCCGTACGAGACCTGGCTGCGCTCAGGCCATCTGATGACCACGCCCGGCAACACGGTGGATTACGAGTTCATCCTGGCACAGATCGAGGCTGATGCTGAAATCTACGACATTCAGCAGTTGGCCATTGACCGCATGTGGGGCATGACGCAGATCATGACCAGGCTCCGCGAGATCGGCGGTGACGAGGATTGGGTTCTGGGATTTGGCCAGGGATTTTTCGACATGGCGCCGGCAATGCGCGATTTTGATCGGCTGGTGCGCGGCCACAAGCTGGCGCACGGCGCGCATCCAGTCCTGAACTGGCAGGCGGATAACCTCGTCGTGGCGCAGGACCCAGCGGGGAATATCAAGCCCGACAAGGAAAAGAGCATCGAGCGCATCGATGGAATGGTCGCTCTCGTGATGGCTATCGCCACTTCCATGCGCGGCGGTGGCAAAAAGAAATCCGTCTATGAAACCCGGGGGATCAGGCAGCTATGAACCGATGGGACGTCATCTTCCTGCTCGGCGTGGGCCTGCTCGCCCTGGGCGCGGGCTTGCTGCTCATCCCCGCCGGCGTGATCGTGGCCGGGGCTGGGCTGATTGTGTTCGCCGTCATTGGCGCGCAGGGTGAGCCGCCTCCGGCGCCACCGCCGGCACCGCCGGCCGGAGGTCAGCGATGACGGGAGTCCTCACTCGCCTGATGAGCCGCCGCGCGCTCGATGAGAACAGCGGCCGCGGGCTGATTGACAAGCTGCGCAACCCTGGGGCCGTCACGGCCGCCGGCGTGGCGGTGACGCCCGACACGGCCCTCACGTATTCGGCCGTGTGGGCGTGCGTGCGCGTCCTTGCCGAGGACGTCGGATCACTCCCGCTCATCCTGTATCGGCGTCTTCCGCGCGGCGGCAAGGAGCGCGCCACCGATCACCCCCTATATCGCCTGCTCCACGACGCGCCCAACAGTGAGATGTCGTCGATGGACTGGCGCGAAGCGCAGATGACGAACCTGTGCCTGTGGGGAAACGGGCACAGCCAGGTGCGCTGGAACCGAGGCGGACGCATCGTCGACATGTGGCCGATGTTGTCGCGCTACGTGCGTCTCGAACGGCGCGACGGCCAGCTGCGCTATATCAGCACAGACCCCGCGGCGCGCGCACCGGATCTTCCGGCCAGCGAGATGCTGCACACGCGCGGCATGTCCACCAACGGACTTGTGGGCCTGTCGCCGATCGCGCTCGCCCGCCAGGCGATTGGGCTGGGCCTGGCCACCGAGCGCTACGGCGCCGCATTCTTTGGCAACGGCGCGCGCCCGGGTGTGGTGCTGATGACGCCTGGCGAGCTCAGCGATCCCGCGTATGAGCGGATGAAGAACTCCTGGGGCGAGGCCCACTCGGGCGTTGAGAACGCCCACAAGCCGGCGATCCTGGAGCAGGGCACCACCATCGAGACGATCGGCGTGCCGCCCGAAGAGGCTCAGTTTCTGCAAACGCGCAAGTTCCAGGTGCTCGAAGTGGCACGCTGGTACCGCATGCCGCCCCACAAGATCGGAGATCTCGAGCGCGCGACGTTCAGCAACGTCGAACATCAGGGACTGGACTACGTTGTCAACACCCTTCGCGCCTGGCTGACCCGCTTTGAGCAGGCGATCGCGCGCACGCTGTTCACCGACTCCGAGCGCGACGTCCTCTTCGCCGAGTTCCTGGTGGACGGGCTGCTGCGCGGTGATCAGAAAGCCCGCTACGACGCGTATGCCGTGGCCAGGAGCTGGGGATGGATGAGCGCGAACGAGATCCGCGAACGCGAGAACATGAACGCGATCCCGGGCGGCGACGCATATCTCATGCCGCTCAACATGACAACGGCGGGCGCCACGCCCACGCCGGCGCCGGATCCGCAAGGCAACGACGCGGTGCGGGCCCTGGCGGTGGTGTATCGCGACGCCGTCGAGCGCGTCGCTCGGCGCGCGGCCCGAGACATCGGTGAGCTCGCCCGCAAGCACCTCGCCAAGGGCGATATCGATGCGTTCGGGCGAGGCCTCGCCGCGCTCGGGATCGAGCTCCGCGAGTACGCCGAGCGGGCGATTACGCCCTGCGTGACCGCCCACGCGACCCTCACCGGCGCGCCGGCCGAACGCATCGCGCCGCGGGCCGCCAATGACTTCGCCGGCTGGTGGATCCAGATGGCGATCGAGATGGTGCGTGGCATGGTCGACGGCGCGCGCGCCGCCCAGATCGACCTGGTGAGCGCCGTCGATACGCAACTGCGGCGCTGGGACGCCGACCGAATCTCTGAGTGGGCGCTCTACGCCGCCACGTGCGTGCGGACCGCCCTGCAGGAGGACAAACACGATGCCTGACAAACTGACCCCACCCGCGAGCGTGAAGCGCTCGGCCGCAGATCATGAGACGCGCCTTGTCGTCATGCAGGAGATGCGCCTGCTCGAAGACCCCGGCCAGCCGCCGGCGATCGAGGGCTATGCCGCCGTGTTTGACGCGCCGTCCGAGGATCTCGGCGGGTTCGTCGAGTATGTCCGGCGGGGCGCTTTCACAAAAACGATCGGCGAGGCCGACGTGCGCGCGACGAAGAACCACGACCCCAACGTCGTGCTCGGCCGCACCAAGAACGGCACGCTGACGATGAGCGAGGACATCCACGGGCTGCGGGTGAAGATCCTCCCGCCCGACACCCAGGCCGCCCGCGATCTGATGATCCAGATGCGCCGCGGTGATATCGACCAGATGTCCTTCATGTTCGACACGGTCCGCGACGAATGGCTCGTTCAGGGCGACGCGATCACGCGCGCGCTGATCGAGGTCCGTCTCTACGACGTCGCAGTCGTGACCTATCCCGCGTATCCCCAGACGAGTGCTGAGGTGCGCAGCCAAGTTCAGCAGTTACGGCAGTCCATCGCTGCGCCGGGTCAGGCGGCCCACCCAGCGGATGCGGACCCGGCCGATGCGCAGGCGCGCATTGCGCTGATGCTCCGCGAGTTGGAGATCGCCGAACGCAGTTAGCCGGGTAACCGGCAGGAGAAAACACCGTGAATGAGTTGCAGAAACTGATCGAGCGCCGGACGGCCAAGGCCTCCGAAGCGCGTCACATCCTCGAGGGCGCCAGGCTGGCCACCCGCGACCTGAACGCCGAAGAGCGCGGCAAATACGACGCGCTCATGACCGAGATCGACGGCCTGAATGGCGACATTGGCCGCATGCAGAAGATGCTGGCCCTCGACGCCAACCTGGGCGCGCCGACCCGCGAGGCGAACTTGCCCGACACCGGCATCGGGATGTCCAACAAGGAAATTGGCCAGTACAGCCTGGTGCGGGCCCTTCGCGCCGCGGCTGAATCGCGAACCAACCCGCGCGCCTGGGACGAGGCGGGACTCGAGCGCGAGGCCTCGGACGCCGTGGCCAAGCAGAGCGGGAAAGCGGCCCGCAGTTTCTTCATCCCCCACGACTGGGCGAACAAGAGCCTGCAGGAGGCCCGCGGCTTGAGCGACGCGAGCATGCGCGACGTCGTTCAGCGCCTGAATCGCCTGGAGCGGCGCGACCTGACTGCCGGCACGAACAACGCCGGCGGCTACACGGTTCAGACTGACCTGCTCGAGCAATCGTTCATCGAACTCCTGCGCAACCAGATGGTTCTGCGCCGGGCCGGCGCGACCATGCTGGGCGGGCTGGTGGGCAACATCGCGATCCCCTCGCAGACTGGTGGCGCGACCGCCTACTGGGTGGCGGAAAACGGCGCGCCGACCGAGTCGCAGCAAGTCATCGGGCAGGTGACGATGACGCCGAAGACCGTCGGCGCCTTCACCGACATGAGCCGCCGGCTGCTCGCGCAGAGCTCCCTGGACGTGGAGGCCTTCGTGCGCGGCGATCTGGCGCAGGTCCTGTCGATTGCCATCGACCTCGCCGGCCTGCATGGCACGGGTGCGTCGAACCAACCGACGGGCGTGGCGCTTGTCTCCGGCATCGGCGCGGTCTATGCAGGCGGTGCCGCGAACAACGGCGTCAACGTCAACGGCATCGCGCCGGTCTGGGCGGACGTGGTCAACCTCGAGACGGCCGTTGCCGTTGCCAACGCCGGCGTCGGCTCGCTGGCCTACATCACCAACCCGAAGGTGCGCGGCAAGTTCAAGACGACTCAGATCGCGGCGAACCTCCCGATGATCTGGCAAGGGAGCGAGCTCAACGGTTACCCGACGTTCGTCTCGAGCCAGGTCCGGAGCGACATCACCAAGGGTTCGAGCACGACCCTGTCGGCGATGTTCTTCGGCAACTGGGCCGATCTCATCATCGGCATGTGGGGCGCCATCGACGTTCTGGTCGATCCCTACACGGGCAGCACGGCCGGCACGGTTCGTGTTGTCGAGCTGCAGGACATCGACATCGCGGCCCGACACGCGGCGTCGTTCAGCCTGTGCCAGGACATGCTCGCCGGGTAGTGACTGATCGGGGCCGCGCGGGCAACCGCGCGGCCCCATAGAGGCAGACATGCGGATCAAGTTCGTGGAAGCCACCTTTATACGCGGAACGGCCGTCGATCGCGGCGATGTGCGCGACGAAGAGCCGACGCTCGCCCAGGCACTCATCGCGTCCCGGCGGGCGGTCGCGGTCGTCGAAGACGCGCCGGCGGCCGCGCCGGCTGTGCCCGAACAGACGGCGACAACGGGTACCGAGACGGCGACAACGGTGGTCACCAGCTCGAAGCCACGGAGGCGCGGGTGATCCAGCGCGCGCTGAAGAGCGTCACGCCGCCGGCGTCCGAGCCTGTAACGCTCGCGGAGGCCAAACTCCATGTGCGTCAGGATCTCGACACCGACGACACGCTCATCACCGGGTTGATCACCGCGGCGCGCGAAGAGGTCGAGCGGATCTGCTGGCATGCGCTGCTGACCCAAACCTGGGAGCTGGTCCTGGACCGGTGGCCGGCGGGCGACGCGATCGAGTTGCCGCGGCCGCCGTTGCAGTCGGTGACGAGTGTGAAATACACCGATAGCAGCGGCGCCGAGACGACCTGGAGCGCGGCCAACTACGTGGTCGATACGGACAGCACCCCGGGACGCATCGTGCTTGCGTATAGCGTCACATGGCCAACGGTGGTGCTGCAGCCAACAGGCGGGATCCGGGTCCGTTACGTCGCCGGTTGGACGAGCGCGGCCAACGTTCCCCAGGCGATCAAGCAGGCGTTACTGTTGCTCGTTGGCCACTGGTACGAGAACCGCGAGGACACGGGGAAGGCGGCGACCGACACGATTGCGCGCGGCGTGGCAGATCTGCTGCGCTCGTTCCGCGATGCGGTGCGGAGGCGCTGATGCGAGCCGGAGATCTGAGGCACCGAGTGACGATCCAGAAGCGGGCCGCGCCGCAGACGCAGAACAGCGCCGGCGAGATCACGACGACCTGGTCGACGGTGGCCACAGTCTGGGCGGCCGTCGAGCCTCAGTCCGGCACGGAAGGCCTCGAGCAGGACGCCCGGGTCGCCCAGGTCTCGCACCTGGTGCGGATCCGCCGGCGCACCGACGTGACGCCGGCCATGCGGGCGCTCGAGGGCACCCGCGTGCTCGAGATCCTTGGCGTGCTCGACGCCAACAAGCCCGGTGAGATACGGCTTCAGTGCCGCGAGGTGGTGAGCTGATGGCCGACACGAGGTTCATTGCACGTGTGGATGGCGGGAACGAGCTGGTTCAGCGTCTTCGCGCTGCGGGCGGGAACGCTCGCAAGACACTGCGCGGCGCACTTCGAGCGGGTGCCGCCCCAGTCGCGGCCGATGCCGATGCGCGCGCGCCGGCGACGCACGTCAAGAAGCGAATCGTGGTGCGCGTCAGCGCGCCGCGGATTGACATCTACGAAGCGCGCATCAAGTTCGCCAAGCGCGTTTGGTATCTGCGATTCCGCGAAGAAGGCGTGACCGCGCACGAGATCAAGGGTTGGCCGCTGGTCTTCGAGGGGAATAACGGTCTGGTGGTTGCGCGCAAGATAAATCACCCTGGTCAAGCCGCCCACCCGATGCTGCGTCCTGCTCTCACGACCAAACAACATGAGGCCGTGGCCGCCATGGGCGAGGCCTTCCGCAAGGCAGTCGTCGAGGCCGAGATCCTGGCGGCCAAAGAGGATGACGAGGAATGAACGCGGCCGAGGCCCTGTTCCAACTGCTGACCAGCGACGCGTCGATCGCGTCGTATGTCGGAGGCCGCGTGTATCCCCTGATCGCGCCACAGGACGGTGGGCGGCCGTCGATCGCCTATCAGGCCATCACCGAGGTGCCGACGCACTCGCAGACGGGCTATAGCAGCCACACGCTGACGCACTGGCAGCTCACGATCGAGGCGGACACCTATCAGCAGGCGCGGATGATCAAGCGCCTGGTCGAACGGGCGTTCGGGTCCGGATTCCCGCGCGATGTGGGCGCGCTGCGGGTGTTCTCGATGCTGGTCACGAACAGCTCGGACGGTTACGGCGACATCGCGCGCGTGCCAGTGATCCGGATGGACATCGACATGGCGCACAACGAGGATTAACGATGGCGAAGAAACGCAATAGCCCGCCGGCAGAGCCGGTCAAGCCGGAGGACGCAGTCATGGAGGGCGAGGGCACACTGTGGAGCGAGGGAATCTGGAACGGGATCCCGATGCTGACCTGCCTGCGCTGTCAGTATGACACGCTGGACGGTCTGGCCGCGGCGAAAGAATACGCCCGCACGTGCCCGCGCTGCGCGCCGCCGCCCAAGCCGACGTCGAGCGGGCTGATTCTGGTGGCCGACCGTTACGGCAACCCACGGCCCATGGCCGAAGAGGAATAGACATGCCACGAACACTACTGACCAAAACCAGCGCGCCGGGCGGCTACGCGGCCGCCGGCGTCGCCGTCACAATGACGGCCGCCGACATCTCGAACCTGAACGCGTTCACCGCGGCCGGCACGGATCTGATCGTCGCTCAGAACACGGGCGGCTCGACCTATACCGTGACGGTCACGAGCGCGGCTGATCCATTCGGGCGGCTTGGCACGATCGCGGCCGAGAACATCGCGGCCGGCGAGATTCGCATCTTCGGACCCTTCCCGCAGTCCGGCTGGATGCAGACGGATGGGCGGGTCTACCTGCAGGCGTCCAACGCCGCAGTCAAGTTCGGGATCATTCAGTTGCCCGGGTAACGGGCGGAGGAAAGACATGCCAACCAATGCAATCGGCGGGTTCGGAACGCTCGTCAAAATCGGCGACGGCGGGGGCACGGAAGTATTCACCACGATCGCTGAGCTGAAGAACATCAAGCTGCCCGGCGTGAAGAATGTGATCGTCGACGTCACGAGCCACAGCTCGCCCGGCGGGATCAAGGAAAAACTGGCCGTCCTGGGCGAGATCACGGAGATGACGTTCGATGTGAACTTCATCCCGACCAACGCCACGCAGAGCTACACGAGCGGCCTGATCAAGGACGCGCTGAACCGGACCAAGCGCAACTTCAAAGTGGTGCTCCCCGACGCGGGCCAGACGACCTGGCTGGGCGCTGCCTACGTCGAGGAATTCATCCCCGAAGCGCCGGTCGACGGTGTGCTCAAAGGCTCGATCAAGCTGACGCCGGCCGGTCAGTGGACCTTCGCGGGGTAATCGATGCCGACATCACTCGCGGCTCAGATCCTCGTCACGCAGGACCTCGCGTTTGAAGACGTCGTTGTGCCTGAGTGGGACAACATCAAGTTGCGCATCTGCGCCATGTCTGGGGCCGATCGCGACGCATGGGAACGCACGATCACGCGGATCGTGGATGGCAAGGCCGTGCCCGACACGGCAAACTTCCGGGGGCGGCTGCTCGTGCGCTGCATCGTCGATCCAGACACCGGCGCGCGCGTGTTCCAGGATGGGCACGCCGAAGCCCTGGGCGAGAAGTCGGGCGACGTGCTCACCCGCCTGGCGATCATCGCCACGCGCCTGAACAAGCTACGCAACGAGGACGTGGCCGAGCTGGGAAAAGGCTCCGCGCTCTCCCCGAGCGCCGATTCTGGTTCCGCTTAGCGCTTGCGATGGGGATGCCGGTTGTAGAGGCCCAAGCACGGATCAGCTCGGCGGAGTTCGCCGAGTGGGTCGCCTTTTCCCAGCTCGAGCCATTTGGCCCGAGCCGCGAAGACACGCGCGCCGGCGTTGTCGCGGCGATCATCGCCAACGTCAACCGGGATGCAGAGAAGCGCTCTACGCCGTTCGAGCCGGCAGATTTCTTCACGAACCTGGGCGAGGGCGCGGCGCCCGCGCAGCAGGAACAGACACCCGAGGAGCAGCTCGCCATCATGCAGATGATCACTGAGGCCATGTCGAGGGGGAACCGGTGAGCAACATCCTGGCATCACTATCCGTCCGGCTGCTGGGCGACATCGGCGGCTTTGTCGAGTCGATGGATAAGGCGGTCAAGACCGCCGACTCGGCCGGATCCGGGATCGCGGGCAAGCTCGGCGGGGCGCTGGCCACCGTGGGCAAGGCGGCCGCAGGCTTCGCCGTTGCCGGCGTAGCGGCCCTCGGCACGGCCATGATCGGCGGCATAACGGCCAACAACGCCTGGGCCGGCAGCCTGGACAGCATCGGCGACGTGATCGGCACCACGGCTGACGAGTCCGCGGCGATCGCCGTGGCGATCCGAGGGGTGGGCGGCGACGTCGGCGCCATCACCGGGCAGTTTGCAAAGCTCGCCACCAACGTGTATGACGCGAAGGGTGGCCTGGGGCCGGCAGGCCTCGAGATGCAGAAGCTCGGGATCCGCTTTCAGGACGCGCATGGCAAGCTCCTGCCGTCGTATGAGCTGGCCAAGAATATCTCAGACCGTTTTGCGCAGATGCCCGACGGGCTCGAAAAGACCGACGCCATGATGGCGCTCCTGGGCAAGAGCGGCAAGGACATGGGAGACAGCCTCAACGCCATGGCCAACGGCGGGCTCGAGGCGGCCCGCCAGAAGGCTCAGGCGCTCGGTCTGGCGGTAGGTGAGGGCGGGGTGAATCAGTCCCTGGCCATGGGCCGGGCAATGGCAGACCTCGAGATGGTGGGGCAAGGCCTGGCCGTGTCCCTGGGAACGACGCTGATGCCAGTGCTCGTGCCCCTGATCCAAAAGTTCGCTGAGTGGGCGATCAGCGTGATGCCACAGGTGCGCGACATCGTCACCCGGGTGGGAGAGGTCATCGGCCAGCTCGTGGAGGGTGTGACCAAAGGCACCGGCCCGATGGGCGAGCTCGGCAGTGTGGCCCAGACGGTGTTCACGACGATCCGGACGGTGATCGAGGACGTCGTCAAGTGGGTGACGAAAAACTGGCCGGAGATCCAGCGAGTGGCCGGCATCGTGTTCGCGGCGATCGACAACGCGATCCAGACCGTGATCGTGCCCGTGCTGGCTTTCCTGGCCGAGCAGTTCGGCGTCGTTGTGGCATGGGTCACCGAGAATTGGCCGCTTATCCAGGCGACCGCCGAAAAGGTCTTCAACGCGATCAAGGCCGTGATCGTCGTTGTCGCGCCCGTGCTCGAACAAGTCATCGGCGGCACGTTCAACTCGATCAAGGCCGTCATCGAGACCGTCCTGGGCACGGTGTTGGGCATCATAAAAACGGCGATGCAGCTCATCAACGGCGATTGGGAAGGGGCCTGGAACACCATCAAAGGCGTCGTCGAGGGCATCTGGACCGGCATCAAAAACTTCTTTGGAGGGCTGCCCGCCCAGGTCTTGCAGTTCGGGATCAACATCATCACCGGCCTGGTCGACGGGATCCGGAACAGCGCCAGCATGGTGCTCGGCGCCCTCTCGGACGTGGTGAACAACGCCATCAACGGCGTCAAGGCCACGCTCGGGATTCACTCGCCGTCAACGGTGTTCGCCGGCTTTGGCGAGAACATGATGCGGGGCCTCGCCGACGGCATCGATTCGTTCGGCTCGCTGCCGACGGTGAGCGTGCGCGGTGTCGTCGGAGGGTTCACTGGCAACGCCACGGCCACGGGCAGCGCGCCGGCAAACCCGTTCAGCCGGGCCGGCATCACGATCTCGCAGATCATCATCCAGGCCTCGAGCGAGGGTGAGGGCAGGGCGGCCGCGCGGGGGTTTGCAGAGGAGCTCACCCGGCGCGGGCTGCTCCCGGTGGGGGTGTAGATGCGGCTCTATTCGTTCACCCCGACCGGCGGCTCGGAATACGTCATCCCCGATCAGCGCTATGAGCTGGCCATGCCGGCCCAGTTCCGCACCGCGCCGGTGATTTTGCCGGCCGCCTCCGGCGCCTGGGACGCTTTTGGCACGATCTCGCCGCGTTCGATGGACCCGATGTCGCTCAAGTTCTGCATCTACGCGGCGACGCACTCGGCGCTCGACACGGCGATTCAGGCCTGCCGCCTGGCATTCAGGTGGCGCGGCACGCTCAAGGCCGTGATGGGGGGTGGCTCGTATCGGCAGACCCAGTTCAGGGCCGAGCAGATCGAGCTGCCAACCACGTATGAGCACCCGCTCCTGGTGATGGCCCAGGTGCGCGGTCAGGCCGAGCCCTACTGGAAGTCGACGAACACGAACACCCAGTCGGGCGCGTCGCCGCTCACGATCACCAATGCCGGCGATGCGGACAGCTACAACGGCCTGCAGCTCGTGCTGACGGCCTCCGGCTCATGCACTGCGATCTCGATCAGCAACGCCGCCAACGGGTATTCATTCACCTGGAGCAACCCGGGCACACCGCTCACGGTGGGTCAGACGATCACGATCAATCCCGGATCCGGGACTGTCGTGCGTTCCACCGGCGCGGATGAGCTGCCCTACGTGACGTTTGGGTCCTCTCAAATCGCGTTGTTCAAGCTCGCGCCTGGCGCAAATGTGCTGACCTACTCGGCGACGGCCGGCGGCGGGTCGCTGGCGGTCTCGTGGAGGGACACGTGGCACTGACCCGGCCCGAGCCACGCCTGCGTGTCGAGGTGTTGAACGCCGCCGGCGCGCGGGTCGGCGCGATCTACGGCGCGACCAAGATCACCCGCACCCGCAAGCTCGACGGCGTCGGCTCGGTGGTGATCGAAGTGCCGGCCCAGGACCCCGCGGCCGCCCTGTGCACGCCCGGGCGCTCCTACAAGGCCACCCACATCACAGCCGGCGATCTCGGCCAGTGGCTGCACCTCGACGATGAGGTGCAGGTGCGCGGCGATGCAGCCGTTGTGCGGGTGTCCGGCCTGGCCACGGCCAGCGTGTTGTCGCGCCGCTCGGCGCGCTTCAATCGGCGCTACGAGAACATCACCGCGATCGAGATCCTGAACGATCTCCGCACCGCGGCCGCGGCGACGGACACCTATCCCAACACCGCGCCGGCGTGGGTGTTTGCCCCCCATGACCCGGGCGGCGCGCTGCAGCAGCGGATCACCATCGACATCGAGGGGCAGTCACTCATGAGCGCAGTCGAGGCGATCCGGCGCGCCACGCGCACGCACTGGCGCGAGACGACCCCGTATCGCATCGAGATCGGGACGTTCAGCGTGGGAACGCTCAACCTGTATGGCGGAGGCCTCTACGGATCCGAGGTGTATTTGGGCACCCTCAACACCTCCGAGACCATCCAGGCAGTGAACCTCGAGCGCGGCGCACCAGCACTTGACAACACGAAAGCGGCCATCATTGCGAGCATCGACGTGCTCCGGCACTCATCGGCGGTGGCCAACCGGATCATTCCCGTCGGCGCCGGCGAAGGCCTCAACCAGCTCACCCTGCAGGCGTCGTATGACGCTGGATCCAGGACCTCGCCCTACACGATCCGGCGCATGGCCAACGCGGATGGGTCCTACACGTACTACATCGAGGACCGCACGTCGATCGACACCTACGGCGTGACCGAGATCGTGCTCGCCCGCAGCGACGTGCGCCCGATCACCAACTCGCCTACCGGAATCCGCCTGGCGTCGGATAGCCTGTATGACATTGCGGCCGCGCTGCTCGCCAGGAGCGCCAACCCGACGACCGAATACCGGATCAAGCTGGCGACCCTGCCGGCGGCCGCAAACGTCGGCGGGACGATCCGCCTGCGCTATCGCGGCCTGGCGTCTTTCGCCGACGACTCAGGATCCACGCTCACCAAGTGGATCGACGTCGACCAGTACTGCACCATCACCGAGATCACCGAGGCCTTCGGCGACGGCGCCACGGACATCTCGATCACGGTCTCGACCACAGGCGAGCGGGTGACGACCGACGCCGACATCATCGTTTCTCTGCAGCAGGAGCTCAACGCTCAGAAGGTGCGTGTGCAGCCGTACCCTTGCCGCGACACGATCGCCGAGAGCGGGATGATCCAGGCGGCCACGGCGAACCGACCACAGATCACCTGGGAGATGCAGATCCCGATCGAGAACGAGGTCTTGTATCTGCTCAAGGCGGTCCTCACCGTCAAGCTCTTCCCGCTCCGCTCGACGCTGGATAGCGCGGGCTGGGTGGGCAACCTGGTGGGCGAAAACGGGACCATCCAGGAGTTTGGCCGTGTGCGTGTCGGATCTGGGCAAAACCGTCTGTCAGGCCCAGGCGGGCAAGACAACCCCATCGAGGGCATTCAGCGCACATATAGCCCGATCTACATCTCGGGCGATCACTATCACGAGTACTACGCGACTCCGCATTACCACTCCATTCCCAACCTGACAGGCCAGGTCGCCCTACATTACGGGATCTACGACGATCCGGGCGAGGCCGGGATCCCGAACACGCCTGGCAATCTGGCCGTGGCGCTGAATGGCGTTGCCACGATCGGGCCCGTCAGCCCGGGCAACAACAACGTCCAGACCTACGACATCACCGCTGCGCTGCTTGCGGCGCCAACGTTGCGCCAAATCCATCGCCTCACGTTTGCCTGCACCTCGGGGCGCGGCATCGTGCAGGCCAGTGTTCGCCTGTTCCTCGGGGTTCAGGCCACCCTATCCACCATCTGATGCCAAGCTATCCCGGAGCAATCTACCCAACCCCGACACTTGCCGATGGCGTCGACACCATCCAGGCCGCGCATCCAAACGCCCTGGGCGCCGAGATCAACGCGATCGAGACGCAGCTCGGCACCAACCCGAAAACGATCGTCGACAACGCGACCGTCGGCGCCACACCCAGCGACGTCGCCAACTTCCTGGACATGGTGGCCACCCGGCTGCGCCAGATCATCGGCGATAGCTCCTGGACATCGACGGTGCCCAAGTCGCTGACTCAACTCGTGACCGAGAAAATGGCGGCGCCGACATCGCCGGCCGCCGGCGACATGATGTATTACGACGGAGCCGCGTGGGTTCGCCTCCCGATCTCCGGCGCGTCCACTGGATTTCTGCTTGGGGTATCGGCCGGCAATTTGCCGGAATGGCAAAAGACCAGCGGGCGGCCGTGGCTGTATTCGCCCTCCGGCGCATCAACGGGTGACCTGATGTACTACAACGGGTCCGACTGGGTGCGGATCCCGGTTGGGACAACTGGTCAGCGCCTCACCGTGGCCGCCGGGCTCCCAGTATGGGCCAGCCAGGACGCGAGCGGAGCGATTACCGCGCCGGCGCTCTACGACTCATCGAATCGCACGTGGATCCAGGCGTCGACGATCCAGGCGTGTATCGACGCCGGCAACGCGTTGTCGACGACCCAGATGGTGGTCGTGCCTCCGGGCACCTATGCCGAGAATCTGACGATGAAGTCGAACGTGCCCGTGGTCGAGCTGATCCCTGGCACGGTCACAATCCGGGGGCAGGTGCTCATGTCCGATGGGTGCGTGCTGCGGGTTCAGCGTGTCGAGACTCAGCAAGGGACTGGCACGACCGCCTATGCCATCGTCGTGACCTGCGCCGTGGCTGCAGGCGTGGCCGTCATCGACGTTGGCGAGATCCTGATCAAGGAAAAACTGAGCGGATCGGCATGCGTGCGGGAGGGCCTGCGCGTAACCCAGGGCATTGTGCATGCCCGGGTCGGACGCTGGTACAACGCCATCAACTACAACACGACCGCGCGCCTGGTCTCGGTGTCGGGCGGCACGCTCTATCTGCAAAACGCCGCGATCTGTCGTGCCGATGACAGCACGACCTGGTCCGCGTTTTACCAGGTCGACGTGTCGGGTGGGGTCGCCAACATCTACGGCGGGGCGCTGTTCGACGACGCGGCCGCCACCGCGCTCAAACGCACGGCCGGCACGCTGAACGTCTACGGCGTGCAATACAACCGCAAGCAAACCTCAGGGCAGATCAACCAGATGGGCGGCGATCGCGCCTCCCGCAACTACGCCAGCGCGGCGTTTTTCAACAGCGCGACATAGGGAGGAATCAGCATGGCAGACGTTCCTGCGTTCACCGCAGTCCCCAATGCCGGGGGCACGCTCACCGGCGCCCGGATCTCAACCGCGAACACCAACCG